CCTATGTGCTGCGTCACCTCGCTGTGCTTGCTGATGTCGTCAGCGCCGACCTTTACTGCTCCCGTGACTCGCCACAATGCCTTTGGGCGCCCGAGATTGAGGTAGTCCCGCCGCGTGCTCCCAAGGTTAGCGAAGGCGCTGACTAGAGCACTCGGCGGGGATGATCTCCCGAAATGGCCGACGGCGGTCACGCGATAGTAGTGCACCAGCAGGTCCGCGATGATGTCACGCCAGTGCACCGTCTGCACCCCGACCGCGACCGCGATCCACCCTGTCGCCCCGTTACCGGAGCGCTCTACGAGGTAATTCTCGGCGTGGGTGACGGATCCCCACGAGAGGTCGATACCATCGGCGGTCGCGACGGCTGTGGCCACCGGTTGTGCGAGGGTGATCGCGAGGCTGCTGCCATCGTAGTAGGCGCTGGCATTGACGGACGGGCTACGCCGGCCGACGCCGTTCACGGCTCGGACCGTTGCAGTGTAGGTGCCGGCTTCACTCAGCGGGATGTCGACGTGCGGTGTCTCGGTATCGGGGAGATGTACGACGTTACCGCCAGCCACTTGGTATGCCACCTGATATCGCCGTGCTCCGACCACGGGCGACCAGCTGGCGCTGATAGACAGGCTGACGGACGACCCGCTCTGATGAGCGCTTTGCGTGAGCACGAGGTTTGTCGGCTCGGCCGGGACACTGTTGAGGGTGGTGACCGGAGGCGACTCCAGTTGAATACCGGATTCGATCTCAGCGTATTTCCCCGGCGCGTGAGCGACTGCCGTGATCTCGTACATCGCCTTTTCCGGCTCGGTGACCCCCACCACACGCCACGTCGTGGCGGCGACGTCGGTCCCCGACAGCACCCATACGGCGCCGGTAGCAGGCGCCGTAGCGAGTGCGACCGTCAGGGTTATCACCGCCGTCGTGGTCGTCTGCGACGGGGCCTGCACCGACTCCTGCGCGAGCACGCCGCCCGGCCCAATGACACTTAATGTATAAGTGTCTGCCGGGTCCAGTGTGACTACCGCATCGAGCGTGATTTGTGTGGTCGTGGCAGCCACGATACGACCGCCGCGGCGCACGCCGGCGCGATGCGCGTCTGCGATCTGGATCACCTGCCCCGGCCGCGCCTTGACTCCGTCGATCCCCGTGCGAAATGCCACCGTCTCGGTCTCCTGGCGCTCGGAATAGAGCAGCCAGCGCCCGACGCGTTGCGCCTGGCCGCGGCTCGTGCACCCGACCGCGACTACCTCGGTCTGTACCACGCCGTAGCGGGCGATCCCGGCGCGATCCTCGACGTATTCCACCTCTTGCCGGTAGAGATTGTTCGGATTGTTCCACTGCACCAACGCGACGGTGTGGCGCGCCCGGCGGCTCGCTCCGGAGTAGGTGAACTGCCCCTCGATCACGTTCGCAGCCGCGTAGACCGCGACCGGGTCACTCGGCGCGTCCTGGATGCTGACCAGGCTGCCGGCGCCCCAATAGATCATCCCCCGGAAGACGGACGCAAATTGCGTCAACGCCGTATAGGCATCCTGGCGTTTTTGCAGATACAGATTGCAGGTGAATCGTGGCTCCTGGCCCCCGGTGCCGTTGTCGACCATCCCGTCGCAATATTGTGCGATCTGGTAGAGCGCCCACTTATCGATTTGGGCGGCTGCGATGTAAGAGCCGAGCCCGTAGCGTGCTGTGGTCAACAGATCGTAGAAGCACCAGGCCGGGTTGTCGCTCCATGCAATCTTGAATGTGCCATCCCATGAGCCGGTATAAGTGCGGGCCACGGGGGCATAGTTTGAGGGCACCTGGATGCGCAGGAGCTTCAGGTCATATCCGCGCGTCGGGATGTGCCCAAACTGCGATGAGTCGATTTTGATCGCGGCCAGCGCGGAGTTGGGAAAGCGGAACTTCGCTTCCACAATTTCCGTGTAACTATCCCACCAGAGCGCGTCCTCGATAGATGTATCCGCGTCGTGGTCAGCCGTGAGCCGGGTCACACGGATATCCCAGGGCGCGGGACCGTAGGCCGAGAACTCCAGGCGGTGGGCGCGCTGATACTCGCCGCTCGACTTACCCTGTATGCTGTGATCAATCACGGGGACGTATCCGCCTCCGTTCGACTGCACTTCTATGGTGTATTCGACGGCGGTGCCCTGCATCGAGCCATCGGACTGAAGCTGGTAGAAGGAATTTACGCGCAGGGTCACGCGGATGGCGTTCACCGTCGTATCGGTGATGGTGCGCACGACGGCCGCGCTGTGCTTGACTTCGACGCCGACGGCAATCTCTGATGCGCTTGCATCAACCCCCTCAATGTGAGTCTGGCCCTGCGTGCCGGGGCGAAAGTCGAATGTTGCGCCCTTGAAGTTCAAGCTCCCGTCTGCGTTAGCCACCGGGGTGCCATCAAAGTAGACGTTCGCCAGTAATGCGGCGGGATTGGTGGATGTCGTCGGGAAGCCCTCGATTTCACCCTCGGCGATCAGATCCACGATCTGTGCATAGGCGACCGAACGCAGAGTGTCCGGAGCTTCCTGCAGGCCGCCGGCCCCCCCGCCATCCTTGCCTCCTGCACCACGGACACGCATCAGAACTGGAACCTGATGCCGCCGGCCCATGTCCCGGTGCCCGACGAGGCTCCACCGCCCCCGCCACTGGCGGTCGAGAGATCCTCGATCGAGATCCCCGCGCTGATCACAGCCGAGCCGACGATCATGCGCCCGTAGCCGACCGGTACCGGGTTGCCCTGCGCCGTGGTGTTCACCGGGCCGTCGAAAAACGCACTTTTAAGCCTGTTTTTATTGTCCTGATTGGGCACCCCGCTCATCATCCTCATGAGGCCGCCTGCCAGCATGGCCACACCGCCGTAGATGAGGTATGGCCCCCAGACATCGCCTCCAAATTCAGCGCCGAATGTTTCGCCGATGACTCCGACGACGATGAGGATGATGCCTACGATTGTTTGCAGCAGCCCGGCCTGCTTGGATCCCTGAAGCACCGGCGAGAGGTAGATGCGCCCCGCAGAGTGCCGCCGCAGATCCTCGGCGCCGACATTCTCTCCATTCACCCACACCTGGTAGGCCACCCCGTGCTCATGGCTCGTCGCCAAATACTGCTCGAAACCGGGGAAGTTCGCTGCCAGCGCGCGCACGGCCTCGGCCGCAGTCTCGACTGCGAAGCGATGATGCTTGCCGTAGCGCCGCGCCAGTGCACCGTGGAGCACGATCTCGCGTAGCTCACTCATACGCCCCCCCCCCCGAGCCATAGCGCAGCCAGTGCGTCGTGTGCTTGCGCCAATAGCCGCCATACATGTCGCGCCCCGACAGGCGCCCGTGCAGGTGCTGCAGGATCACATCGTTGCCCAGCCAGATGGCACCGTGATTTGGGACATCGGCACGCACCTGCATCAGGATTATGTCGCCCCATTTCGGGGCCCGGGGCGCCTCGTGCCCCACGCAGTAGAACCCGGCTTCCGCAAAGTGATCGACGTAAAGGTTCTCGCCTCGCGTCCACCAGTCGTCGCGGCGCTCGAAGTTCGGGATCTCAATCCCACGCTCGATACGACACCAGTCGCGGATGAGCGTAAAGCAGTCGAGCACGCCATGAAAGAACGGGCGCCCAATCAGAGGGGCTGCGTAACCGCAGGGTTCGTAGTGTCTCCACACGCCGGAAGGCACCCCGACAATCCACCAGGGGAGCCCCGAGGCCTCGCACGCCACGCGGTCGGCCGCGCTGGGGTTGGCACTCTCATTGGGATGCGAGTGCACGATGGCGACAATCTCGCCGGTCTCCTCGGCCGCGGCATAATCGTGGGCATCGAGATCGAACTGTATGGCTGGTGTCGCAGCCAGATTGCGGCAGGGAATATAGTCTCCGCCGGCTATCACCACCCCGCAGCTCTCACGCGGGAACTCGGCCCGTGCATGATCCTGTGCAGCCGCCTGCCAGCCGAGATCCTTCATTGCCGCACCAGCCCTGCGCCGGGGAAGCCGCCGTAGGGCAGCGGATCCGTCGCACCGAAGCGCAGCTTGCAACTCACGACGCGATGCCCGCACACGTCCTTTGTCGGGTCACTCGTTGGATTGTCGTTGGCGTCGGCGACCGGGCCGCCCGTATAGCCGCACTCGGCGCCGCGATAGCGCCACGTACATACGTTCTCGATCACCTGGCGCAACGGGAGCTGCACATTGGTGACATCGAAGGCTGCCGCGAGCTCGAACTGTACGGCGATCTTGGTCTCGCTGGACTTGCGATCGATGAAGTACACCTCATCGGGCAGATATTGTTGGGGGTCCGCAGTCGGGTTAACCGCTCCGGGGAAGTTCACGGCATCAAGGTATTTCACCAGTGTGCGCCGGCGTGTAACCCGTGCTCCGAGCATGTCCTGGTATTGCAGCACGAGACCGCTGATCAGCCCGGTAACATTCGCGACGGTGAGCTTCGGGCGCGGGAGCCGGCCTTTCCCATTCCACTCGAAGTCGCTGGCCTCGACGGGGTAGGCGTCGTAGCTCACGCCTTGCCACACCACGGCCCGCCGCAACTCGTTCGTGCCGGCATGGAAATACTTCACCGGCGCAGCCGCATCGATGGGTGTGAGGTCCAGCTCGAAGAACTCGACCAGGGCGCCCGCATCAAGTGCGGCGATGTCGTCGGCAATACTCACAGGTCGAAGACCTCCTCGAATGTCACGGATACCTCATGGAGCAATGGGCTCGTACGGCGCATCGTGTATTTTGGGGCGATGTACAGCTTCGGGTTGCCGACGGTCGGCACGTTGGGAGCCCCGTTCATGTTGTCGGGCGCGATCCACTGGAAAGACTGCACCCCGGCACGTGCGCCGAGAAAATCCAGCATAGCCTGTGCGTCGGCTGCGTCACGGGCCGCGAATCGCAGGTTCCACGTCTCCGGGGATGAATTGATCCCATCGCCCGCACGTTGGCGATACCCATCGCCGAACTTTGCATCAAGCACGCGAGGCGCGTACTGTGCCTGCGGCGTGTAGCTGGGGAGCCACAGCCATGAGGGCACAGCCGGGTCGTAGAACGAGCGTGATTGCGGGCCGATGAGCTCCACGTCCCCGGCAGTCGCGGAAACCCACGATACCCACGCGGGGATGACCCCTATCGCCGCGGGCCCTATGCTCAACTTTCCAGTGTACTGCTCCCAACCAGCACCGCCGGGAGCGCTGGGGATCCAGAGCCAATTTGCGCCGTTCAGTGTCAGCCATTCGACACCCGGAGCAGCCGCACTCAACGCTCCTTGCATATTCAGCCACCCGGACACATAAACGTGCGCGCTTGCGGGCGCCCCCACTTGCGAGACATTGTCGGCGACAGCATGGGCCGCGGGAACGATTGCCGTCACCTGCAATGCCTTCTGAAACGACTGACCTGCCGCGTCCACGACAGCAAAGGTTGCAGAGCCGTAAGCGTTGAGATTCCAGCCGCCTATCAGGCCATCCTCAAAGTTGGGCTTGGCGAGCAGCTCGGTAGTGAAGTCGGTCATGTCAACTGGGCTGATAGAGCAGGCCGCCGGGGCGCTGCTCGTTCGCGATCACGGCCTGCACAGCCACCTTGAGCGCCCGGCCGAGCTGCTTGCCTTTCTGCGGGTCGAGCCGCTCGGCCCCGCTGCTGTCGACCGTGACGGGCACCGATATGTGCAGGCCGCCGGAGCGACGTGTGACGTTCTCTATCTGCACCGTTCCGGAGCGCACCAGGCCGACCGCACCCCCGGACGAGAAGTGCCCGGTGCGCGGTAACGTCCCGCCGTTGAGCGCGTGCAGAAAGCCCACCCCGATCTGTTGCACAATCGGCGCCCTCACCACAAACTCACCGGGCGTGAGCAATGCGGGCACCGTGTCCCCGCGACCGAGACCGGCCACGTGACCGCCGGCGGCGTAGCCGGAGCTACCGGCTATGCTCATAGTGTTCGCAACCAGGAGGGCATCGGCCGCAGCTTGCAGTTGGCCGGCATTGACCCCGAACATCTCCGATCCCAACATCAGGCTCACACTGGCGCCGGCGAGCTTCCCCGCCCCCTCTCCGACGTTTGACGGATCCCCCATGTGCAAGAGCGATCTGATCCCGATGATAGCCTTCGCGGCGAGTGCCCTGGCTGCAATCTGTGCGATGCTGGATAAGACCGAGCCGAGCAGCTCGCGCCAGGCCTGCCCCAGCGTCATGGTCCCGGTCAGCAGGCCCTGGAAGGCCTGCTCCAGGCCCTGCGTGAATCCCTGCTCCAGCGCCTGTGTGAGCTGGTTCACCTGTAGGTGCAACCGGACGAACTGGGCCTCAATATTTTTGAGCGTCTCCACGTCCTGCGGCGAGTGCAGGAGTCGCGTCAACCGCTCCAGATCTGGCAGCATCCGCTGGATCTGGTCTGCCGTCTGCCGGTGCAGCGCGAGGATGCGCGCACGGGCGGTGTACTCGGTGAGTAGCCCCGCCTGTTGCTCGGCCTGGATGTTCTGCTCGGCCCGCGCCTCATCGGCCATCAGTCGCTGCACCTGCTGGTGCTCGGCTGTTAGCGTCGCGCGCGCCTGCGCCGCTCCCTGCGCCTGCTGGAGTGCCAGGAACAGCGCCGTGTAGCGTTTCATGGTGATTGCGCTGGATTCGAGTGCGATGTCGAGTTGCATCTGCTCCGCTCGGAACTTTGCTGTCGCATCCGCCGCGCCGGTGAGCGACTGCGCGATCCTGCTCACGCGGGCGCGCTCCTGCGTGAGCATCTGCGCTTGCGCCTCGCTCGCCTGGGCTGCGGCCTTCTTCGCCGCGATCGTGTGGATCAGCGCCCGCGCTGCTTTTATGTCCACAGCACTGGCGTGATCCTTGGCCAGCGTGAGCAGTTGCACCTGCTCCCGCGTCAGCCCATAGTTCGCCGACTCGGTCTTGAGTGCGGCAATCAGTTTTTGTGCTGCAGAGGTGTTCTGGGCACGCAGCGCAGCGGAATCCTTGTCGATCTGTGGAATCAGCGCCCGCGCAGCGGCGCGATCCGCCGGCTTCGCGTGCGCGTTGCCGGCCAGCGCCTCGGCTGCCGCACGGTCGTGCGCGAGCTTGGCGAGCTGTGCCTTGAGCCGCGACTCGTGGTCGAGCTGGGTATTCAGGGCCTGTACATCACGCGCAGCGGCAATATATCCCGCCGTCTCACTCTGCAGCCCGGCTGTGCCCCGTGCTTTGCGTTGAGCCGCTACGATCTTGTTGGCCAGAGCGGCCTGTTCGACGCCCAAGGCGTGTAACCGCTTGCGTTCGCGCTCAATGTCTCCGGCTGTGGCGCGGGAAAACTCAAAACCATTTGACACCACAGCGCCCACTTTCAGGTGCCCCAATGCCTTTGCCGTGGCCTGTACCAACTGATTTACAGCATCGAGTTTTTGCTGCAATGTATCGGGCGTTGTGGCCCCTTTCATCGCGCCCCACAGCCGAGACCACATCGAGGCTTCCGCGTGTAGCCACAGGATGATGCCGGTCTCCTGCCCGCGCACGCGATCATACCGCGCCTGCATGGCCGCCGATAGCTTATTCGCCCCTACTCGCGCGGCCGCTTGAGCCGCGCCCTCTTTCTGCAGCGCAGCGATATGATCGTATACCGAGGCGGTCAGGAAGTGATACTGCTGGTTAGCAGCGGCCGCCCACTTGGCCGGATCCTGACCGGCTTTTGCGAATGACTCTGCTGCCGCTTTCACGCTCTCCCCGGTCAGCGCGGCCATAGCGGCCGCCCCGCGCGCGACGGTCTCCATCTCGCGACCGGCGAAGCGCCCCGTGTGCGCGACCGCCATCAGCGCCTTCTGTGCGCGCGTGATGGAGGTCGATCCCGTGGCCATCTCCGTGGCCATCTGCTCGAACTGACTCCGTGTGATCCCGAGGATGCCGCCGGAGAGCTCCAGCGTTTTGTTGAGACGCTGTTGTTCTTCTTCTCCGATGACCGCGGCCGCAGCGAAGGAGCCCAGGGCAACGGCCAGGGCGCTCACGGCAATCCCCACCGGCGTGATCAGCCACGCGCCCGCCCGCGTCAACATCGAGAACAAGCCGATACGGGGGCCATGCTCACTCATATACATGCGGCTACCGCCGCCATGCGCCCGCCGGTTTGCGACGGCGGCCCCGGTGTTCGCATCCAGTGCGGCCGTCTGGGCAACCTCCAACTCCGTGAGCTTCTCCAACGCGCGGGCTTGCTCACCGCGACTGATCAGGCCGCCGGCCATCATCCGGTCGAGAGCCGCTTCCTGTTCGGCGATATCCGCGGCGGATGCGGCTGTCTCCCGCTGAATGCGGTCAAGGATATCGAAATCTTTGATCGTGGCGATCACGCGCACGTGCGATCGACCCAGCACCTCGCCCATGCGCGTGATTGATGCCGTGGTGCGCTCCGCCGTCGCCGCTACCATCTCGTTGGCACTCGCCACAGCAGCCCCCATCCCCCCAGCCTCTCCGGACGCCGCCAGGGCGGCATTCGCACGGGCCACGGCAGCCGCGGCCGTGTCGGCGCTCGCGCTTACCTCATCGAGCCCTTGGGATGCAGTGTCCGCTCCCGCTCCGGCCTCGTCGCCGGCACCGAGCAAGCTCTTGAGTTCATCGCGGAAGTGTCGCACTTTCGTTTCTGCTGCCGCCATGTCGGCCCGGATGCGCAGGGCAAGTTCAAGATCCCGTGCCATCAGATCAGTCCTCCAGCGATGCCATCACGTCCTGAAATGCCTCGCGACCGCCGAAGGCGACGCCGATCGCCACCGCCTGGGTGAGGATTGAGGCGGTCTCTCGGCGCCCGCACTCGCGGGCGAAGATGAGTACCTGCGGGAGCGAGTAGCCGAGTATGTCGGGCCATCGATGACCTCCCGCGATCAGTTGAGCGGCGAGCTTTGACCAGATGCGCCCGGGGTGCTCCGGGGCGTCTGGTGCGTCTCCTGGGGCACTCCAGGCCGCGCGAGCGCTGCGCTGATGTGCGTCAGCGTCTCTGTTAACACAGGGCTCACACGGCGGGCGAAAAAAACCTGATTCACCTCGTACAAAACGCCTGCTAAACGCACGGCATCATCGGTGCCCAGTTGCTCGACCCACTCGACCGACTCGCCGGAGAGCATGGCCATCAGCTCAATCAACCGCGAGCCATCCACCCCGAGCAGCGATGAGATCGACACGGCCCCCCCCGTCAGGTGCTCGGCGAGTGGACCCAGCAGGCGTAGCGCCCTGGCGAGGGCGCCGAAGCGCATCGGCGTGAGTGCCAACTCCTTGCCGCCGACCGTAAGGGGGGTCGGAGTGTCCAGCAGATTATCGATTTCTGATTTGTGTTCCATGTTCATCCTATGGTGACGATGAGTTCGTCGTTCCCCGCACTAGGCAGGAAACGCAGATCGAAGTCCATGAACGCGACGCCTTTGTCGTCGGACTCCGCGGGCGAGATGATTTGTACCGCCGGGGCACTCAGTGATACTGAGTTCCCCACCGGGCCGTGTTGGAGCGCGAAGGCGCCGGTCTGGACCGGGACGATCTTGCCGAGCCAGTCCATCGCAGCCACCGTAGTAGCCTGCACACTCATCTTTCCGCTGACCTGGCGGTCGGTCAGGCTCACGCGCTCGGCGTCGCCCACATACGTCGTCTGCTCGATCTGGTTCCCGAGATCGATGGATAAGCTGCGCAGAATGCCGCCGGCAAAACCGAGGATCGAGAAGCCGGTCGTATTCGCGGAGTTGACCGCGAGCGGGCGCAGGTAAGCGCTCGTGTCCGGGATGCCGATGTCCAGGTCGGCGCTCCCGCCGTCAACGCCGGTGAGTGATACCTTCCACGCGGGGATTTTCCCCTCTGCCAGCTCCAGCGAGAGCGTGCCGAGACAGCCGAGCGCCTTCTGCAGCACGCCGTCCCGTTCGTAGTAGACGGTCACCGACTCGAAGGCAGCCGATACGGGGTTGTACACCACAGTAGCGGGAGGCCCGGCGTTGATCGTCTGCGCGAGTCCGCAGGCCCGCAGCAATGCATCGTAGCCGGGGGTCGGAGCGGACAGCGTGGAAAATCCGGCACACTCGATGGTGGCTTCGATCTTCACACTCTTCATGCCCACAGCCTGCTCGAATGCCCCGAGCGTGGCGCGGATCAGCGTGCGCTCGTCGTAACTCACATCGAGCGGGGTCACATTCAGGTCGCGCAGCAGTACGGCGTCTGTGGCCGCGGCGGGGGTGGAATCGGTGCCGTAAACGGCCTCGACCTTGGCTAGAATCTTGCGCTTGCGTGTTAGCAGTGCCATTTGGGTTTACTCCTTGTCCGTGACAGAGTGCAGAGGCCGCTCCTCACGCTTGTGTGCATTGTCGATAATGCTCCGGGCCTTGGGGCAGGATGCAGGATGCAGGGCGCCGCTCTTTGGGTCGCGGACCCATGCCCCGCCGGCGTCCGGATGCTTTACTGGTGTGCTCATGTTGACCTCATATAACTGTCGGTTACGAACTGTTCTTCCCACAGGATGCCGCCGCCCACAAACTGCCCGAGTGAACCGCCGGCGTATGTCAATGGGGCACGAGCGCTATCGGGCTGCCAGCCGAGCAGTGCGGCGACAATCGCATCGCGCGTGGTGCCGATGGCATTCAGCGCAGCCGCGCCGGTTGGATCGTTGATTGCGCGTGCCCAGAACAGGATCGAATATTCCTCCGCCAAGCGCTGCGAGACCGCGTTGATCAACTCATTCTTGTCCGGGCTGGCCGCAGTGAGCATCACGTAAGCTTCGGCTGCGAATTGTTTGCGCTCGATCGCTGCTGCCAATTCCAATGCACCGTGTACGGTTTTGAATACGCCCTGGGTGGTGAGCCTGGCAACGATGGATTCGACGGCGAGCATTAGTAGATGTCTCCGTCACTGTCGGTATTAGAGCCCCGCGCGAACACGTTGGGAGTGCTCGTGAATTCGATGATGTCCTCGCGCCCAGCCGGCTCACTGCCGTCGCTCGCGACCCCGAGGCTGATCTGCCCGGAGGCGACCATCTTGAGCCACGCGATCGAGTCATCGTGCAAGCGCTGGACCTGCTCCGGAGCATCGTTGGTGTAGAGGTTGTAGCGCGCGAGGTTGGCGCAGATCCGCGTCGTGACTGTCGGCGTCTGGGTGGCGGGGACTACGTAGCCGGCAGCACGGAAGTAGCCGTCCATTTCAGCGCTCGCATCGGCCAGTGCTGCATCGATCACACCGGGGTCCGGCACGCCGTCACCATCGCGATCGGCCAGGGCCGTGATCTCGGTCTGCCCGAAGCGATCGTACAGGTCTTGTTGCGCTGCGTACACTGTGCCCACTCTCCATGAGGGATGCGGCGGTGCAGCGCCACATCCCACTAAGTCAGGCTACCCGGATCCGATCTGCACCTCGAAGCCGTATCAGCCTCTTCGCTGGAGTTATCTCAGTCGCTTTTCTTGCCGTCTGTAGTGGGCGCCTTCTTGGCGCCTGCGGGGACTGCCCGGACGCTGAGCATCGGCTCGGCCCGGATCGCCTCGATCTGCCTTTTGGCGAGCTTCTCCGTATCGAGCACGGTCGGCTCGCTGCGCGTGAAGGTGATCCCGGCGCGCCGAAAGCTCGGGCGCATGGTGCTGACTGTTATCTTCGCCATCAGTTCATCTCCTTACGCG